AACGATCTATCGAGGTTAACGGATTGCACGCAACGCTAGAGCATTGGCGGGTTTTACTCGACCACGCTGATGGGCTACCCGTGGAATCGTTTCAGCAAATACGAAACGAATTAATTGCCGAGCAATTCTGAAAAAGGGTTACAGTTTATGAAAAAAGTATTGTTTTCAATAGTTTGCGTGTTCATTGCTAGTAGACTCGACAGTTTATGGTTTGGTATACTTGCATTCGGGTTTTTCCTTTGGACACTTTGGCATGAATGGAGCGGAAAAAATGACGATATTTAGAATGGTAGTAATGGTTCCGAGCGAACTTTTTATTGAGGCTGAAAACCTGGAGCAAGCGGCAAAGGCTATTAAATTTGTGGCTAGCAAATATGACAAGCTTGCTTTTCCTATCTACCTTAATCAGCCAGAAAGAACAGGTATCGCCGAGGTTAAGGTGCTGTCTATTGAAAAAGCAAGGGAAGGTGATGACATTAGGCCAACAAACTTTATCATAGCACCGCCTGAGACGCCCACAGAGCCGCCACAGGGGCCTAAGTTAGCTTGACATACCCTGACCTACAGGGTTACACTTTACAGACACTTAGAAGCAAGGATTTAAAAATGATTGACATAGACAATTTTTACTGGGTAGCCGTCTCAACCTGGGGCGATATTTACAAAATGACAGCGGTGCATTCAAGCGAAGATGCAGCCAGCATTAAAGCGAAGAATCAGGTTGTTGAAATGGTCAATAAGGCAGTGATTGAACAGAACGGTCAGGAGGCTATCGGATGGGGCAATATATTACCGGTTGCGCTGTACGTGGTCGAGTATGACGAAATAAACGAAGTAACACTGTTCGGCCCTCAGTTGCTAGTTAGAGGTCAACCAACAGGATTGATTAGCCTAGATGTAATTAAAACTTGACAGGTTAAAGATAGTAGTTTACCCTCACTGTTAGTATCTAACAGTTTATCTAACATACTATCTATATATACTATCTAACATTCTATCTAACATTCTATATTTATTATGGAGTTAAAAAAAAATGAGTAAAAGAGAAGTACCAAATATGGAAACAACAGTTAAGGGTATACCTTGTGGTGTAGTGATAGAAAGCTACTCGCCTAGTAGACCTTGGCGCCAGTACGTGTTCCCTGGGGCTGGGCCTGGTGATTGTTCAATACCTGAACCTATGGAGTTAGAATTCTACCTGTTAGACCGTAAGGGTTACCGCGCAGACTGGCTACAAGACCGGATGACAGGTGACGACGTGATGCAATTGGCAGATCAAATAGAAGAACAGAGGAGGGAAGACCATGCGTTGCAAGGCCTGTAATAAGCTCTTCTCAGCGGCTGAGATGTCTAGGCATGAGGGTAGGCATGGCTTACCCCCCGATCTCTGCTCAGATTGCCTCTCCGTGGCTCAGAGCGAGGATAACGCCGAGAATGTTAGCGCCAACATCACTAGTTTGCTATGGGATGAGCTAGAATACGGCGTTAAAGGTGACGAAGGTGAGTAAGTACCAAGCTACAGGCCAACCTTGCCCTAAGTGTAATAGCTCTGACTCAATGGCAGTCTATCAGGATGGCTCAGGTTATTGTTTCAGTAACTGTGGGTACATCAACAAGGGGCTAGTTAGTGGCGAAGGCGAGCAAGTGTACAGCAACAGGACGAAAACTTATCGTAACAGTACAGGTAATTTCAAAATGAGTAGATGGAACGTTGAGGAAGTAAATGATTACCCCTTGGCTGATCTTTCACACCGTGGCATAACCCGCGAAGCGGTACAAAAGTTCAGCGTAAGGCAGGCAGTTAAGCCAGAATCAGGCGATGCAGACCGGCAAGCGATCTTTTACCCGAGCGGCAAGGGTTCAGGGTTCAAGCGTAAAAACGCACTGATTAAGAAAGACATAGAGCTAGTCGGTGATTATTCGGGGTTGTTTGGTCAGCAGGTTTTCCCTAGAGGTGGTAAGTTCTTAGTTATCACCGAAGGCGAAGAAGACGCGCTGGCTATGTGGCAGGCGTTTAAGAGTCAGGGTAAAGATTACACTGTCTGTTCACTGCCAAACGGTGCAGGTTGTGGCGGGCTAGAGAAAAAGGACGCTTGGGATTACATTACTAGCTTTGAAGGTGTCTTGCTGGTACTTGATAACGACGATCAAGGCAGAGAAGGCGTCGAGAAGTTCGCTAGTCTGTTTGCCACTGAGGTAAAGCTAAAGGTTGCCGAGTTACCAGAAGGCTGCAAAGACGCTAACGACTGCATCAAGGCAGGCAAGACTAAAGAGCTGGTTCGCGCTTGCTTTCAGGCTAAGGAGTACCAACCAGAGCTAATCATACCTGGATCTGATGTAAGCTACGATCTAGTGCGTGAGGCTATCAAGCCAGGGTATATGTTTAAGTCTTTCCCTGAGTTTTCTAAGAAGCTAGGCGGCTTGCGTGATGGTGAGCTAGGCATAGTTATGGCACCGCCAGGCGTGGGTAAGTCTACTTGGGTAGCAGAGCTGGGCTATGAGCTAATCAAGCACACTGATGAGAAGGTTGCTTGGATGTTTTTAGAAGAGGATCTAAAAAAGGCAACCCAGCGCCTAATTGCTATCGACAACAACACACCGTTGCCTAGATACAGGCTCAACCCCTCAGTTATTCCAGAAGACAAAGCCAGGAGCAGTTATGATAATCTTATTAACAATGGCAGGACTTGGTTTATTGATCTTGGCCCTAGCGGTAGGTTAAACGTTGACCGCTTGCTGCATATGCTCAGGTATTATCGCAGCCAAGGCGTAAAGCGGTTTATCTTTGACCATATCAGCATTCTGTTTAGTCACGATCAGCGAGACAACGAGCGCAAGTTGATTGATAACGTGCTGTCAGAGGTAGCGGCGTTCTGCGCTGCAACAGGCTCCAGCATGGTCATGGTTGCTCATATTCGTAGGATTGACCAGCACTACTATCACAACGATGAAGTTTACGGTGCTAAGTGGCTGGTGATAGATCCAGCATCAGCCAGAGGATCAGGTAGCTTTGAGCAACTTGCCTTCTGGATCGCAGCACTAGAGCCTGAGAAGACAGAGGATGAGCAGAAAGGTAGAGTTAGGATTAACATTAAGAAAAACAGAGAGTGGGGCTTTACAGGCCCAACAGATGTAATGAAGCTAAACCAAATCACAGGTAGGCTAGAGATTTGTGCAGTACCAGAACATGATTACTAAGGAGACAAAATGAAACAAGAAACACTAGACAAACTTGAAGAAGCAAAAAAGGTGTTAGAACGTGCAATCACTGAGTACAGCCCTGTTCATTGTTTTGGGCTTTATTCTGGGGGGCATGATAGCTCAACAGTTACGCACTTTGCCGTAGAGGCTTTAAAGGAAAGAATAACAGGTGTTGTACATATAAACACAGGCATTGGTATTCCTGAAACTAGGCAGCATGTATATAAAGTAGCGAAACATTTTGGTTGGAACTTGTTAGAGTATAAAGCGACAGAAAATACTAAATCAGATGGCACTCCTGACCCTATGATTTATGAAGAGTTAGTTATGAAGCACGGATTTCCAGGGCCATACGGTCATGGCATGATGTACCAACGCCTTAAAGAAAGGCAGATAAACAGGCTCGCTAGAGATTATGGAGCTAAACCTAAGACACCAATATTACTAGTTTCAGGATGTAGAAAAGAGGAGTCTTCAAGAAGGATGGGAACTACTAAAGAAATAGACCCGCGCGGCAGAATAATTTGGGTTGCTCCTTTTGCTAACATGACATCTAGCGATTGTGATGATTACCTTAAAGCGAACGATATACCGAGGAATCCTGTAAAAGACTCTCTTTGCATGTCTGGAGAATGTCTTTGCGGGGCTTTTGCACATAAAGGTGAGCTTGCAGAAATAGAATATTGGTTTCCTGAAACAGCAAATCATATTAAAGATATTCAGAAAAAGGTGATCAACGCTGGATTCCCTTGGGGCTGGGAAGAGCAGCCACCTAAGTGGTGGACTGATAAAATAAAAAACGATAAATTTGGTCAACAGGACGCATTTTTAGACGAACTTGATTCAGAAATTGATTCTGTAAAAGAAATGCTTTGCACAAGATGCAACTCAGAGTTCGATAAGAAGAACGGACAGGTTGGTAAGGTGAAATTATGATTTCTAATATGTACGTTATTGATTTAGAGACAGACGGACTGCTGGATACAATGACAACGATTCATTGTGCAGTGGCTAAGGACTTTAAGACCGGGCAGGTGTACACCTACGGCCCTGAGGGTGTAGAGGATTTTATATATCTGATTAACAATCAGACAGTTATAGGTCATAACATTATATCCTTTGACCTACCTGCTTTACAGAGATTCTTTCACTTTAACACTACTATGGAGATTGATACTCTGGTTATGTCTAGGTTGCTTAACCCTGACCGTGAACGCCCACAGGGATTGCCTCAGAGGGTAGGCCCTCACAGCTTAGAAGCGTGGGGTATGCGGCTAGGTTTTCCTAAAGGTGATTTTAAAGAGTTTGAAGAGTACAGCGAAGATATGTTAGAATATTGTATACGCGATGTAGAAGTTACCGATAAAGTTTACAGAGAGCTGCTTAAGGAAATGTTGGTATAGTTATGTTGCTAAAACAGGTACGAATTAGCAACAAAAGGAGATGAGCGAATGACTAAACACACACCGGGGCCTTGGATAATTTCAGCCACTAGAAATTGTCCAAAAGCTCATCAGGAAGAAACACACTTGATGGTTGCTGATTGCAGAAATGCTCTTTTAGATAAAGAAGAGCAAAATAAAAACGCTAGGCTCATAGCCGCCGCGCCTGAGATGTTAGAAGCTATAAACCTTGCAATCGACTTAATCAGGAAAGGCAGTCCTAAAACAGCAATGATGATACTTGATGAAGTCGCTGCTAAAACAAAAGGAGAAACGGAGTGATCCCTAATCATGTACGAAATCCTGCACTTTGTGCGGACTTTTGCATATAGAATGTAAAGCATTATTGACAAGCTAACGGAGCTAACAAGTGAAACCTGACTGGAAACTGCCAATGAAAATAGAGCACAGAGTGGCGAGCATACTTGCTGCTCAGGAACGTGCGGGTTGGCAGTTCAGGCTAGACCAGGCAAAGCATAGGGTAGCTGATTTAGAGCAGATAGAAGCGGACATTAAACCGGACATTATCGCTATGCTGGGCTATTACTACGAAGCTAAGGGGCAGGTAGATAAGCCGTTTACTAAGTCTGGCAAGCTAGCAGTTAGAGCGGACATAGGCCAAGACATAGGCGGGCCGTTTACTAAGATAGAGTGGCATCAGATAGAGCTAAGCCAGCACCAGAAGGTAGCAGCTAGGCTAGTGCAGCTAGGATGGGAGCCTACAGCGTACACTGCTACAGGACACCCTAAACTAAAGGTAGACGG